CGCGCCGGCCACTATCTGGGCCGCCGCGTTCTCATGGTAAAAACGCAGGCTAAATACCGTTGCGGCCGCCGGGATATATGGTTTATCTACCATCTCCTGATATGGGGCCTCTCCGGTGTAGGGTATGTGGAGCCTGTGGCGTTCCACACCTCCTATGTAGAGCCTGGCCTGACCCCCATTTGGAGCAGAGATGTAAAAGCCAACGAACTGAGCGGTTCCGTTGGCTGACCACTGGCAAATCTCGGTTTCTGCCCCGGAGGGGATGTTGGCTGCTGGGTTAGAGGCAAGCATTAATTACACCTCCAAAAGCCACCGTTTGGCCGGCGGCGGTTTTGACTTCGATTTTTTCCGGGATTGTCAGCGGCAATGGGATCACCTTCTTTGCTGGATTTGCGCTTTGTAGTTAAATAATACCCTCTGCCCTCCAGCGGTCTGCATTCAAACTCCAGAATCCATCTATCGATTTTAGTTGATTAAGCATCTCAGTAGTTAAGGGAACCGTTGCTGCCGCCAACTCAGGAAAGGTAGCAGAAAACCATGCAGGATCCACAAAACCATCGACATACTCTTCATTTACTACGCCAGCAGGAGAAAGAACAATCTCTTCGCTGTTCCTGGGCAGTACATCGATAAGTCTCACTTATACCCCTCCAATCAGCTGAACATCGTAATTGTATTGAGATGCCCCGCTGTTTTTTATATTAACTTTTACCTTATTATAAGCGATAACACCAACTTGATCAGTTGCGCCATAACCAAGGGCTGAAATTGTCGCAATGGTTGCTTTAGCTGTTGTCTGAATTACAGGAGAACTTGTGCCTGTACGCCTATATTGTATCAAGCGAATTTCCCAGTTGTGGTCTACGTTGCTTGCGGCATTAGCCGCAAGCCATTTTATGTTATCAAAAGTAGTTTCAGCTATGGCTGTTACAGTGGCACCGGCAGCCACTACAACATTTAGTGACTCACCGAGAACTGTAACTTTACTTCCAGATACATCAACTGACTGAGTGGCGTTTTTTGTGGCCAACCCGGCTGGCAGTAGTTGAGTATAGACAGTACACGCTTTGGGGGCGGCACCGTTGTTTTTTACCGCAACAGAATATCTTGTACCTTTTAGAGCGAATATCTGAGCGAAATAGGTTTCCGTATTACCAGATATAACAACTTCGCCCATATACGACCCATCTGGACCATAATGCCTGACAATTATATCTTTCGAGGTGGTATCAGGAAACTTAACAATAACTTTTACATTATGGCGGTGCCCACAATCAGCTATATCTCCAGCAACAGTAGCCCCGGCACCAATATCAGCGCTGATATGAGTTAACACATCACTGGTAGTTAGGGTGTTTTTTATTTTTTCAATCCACTCAACCCATCTCATTGCTGATCTCCTCCCTGCCATTCCGGTTTTGTCAACTCCGCATAAACCCCGGGAGATGCCGACCCATCAGGCTGAAGCTCACCCAAATTGATACCAAGGGAATCCATGGCAGCGATGTCCTGCCAGTCGGCCTGGACAATTGCCTTGGTACCATCTGGACTGATGCGGCATTGGAATAATTCATTTGGAAGTCCCTCTGTCGGGGCTAAGGCCCGGGCCTGGTCCAGTTCCGGGGAATACTTTCTTATCTGGCCGGGTTCACCACCGGGTATAGGTTCATCCAGCCATGTAAGGTTTATCACGTAATATGAGTTCATCAGGCAATCCTCCTTAGATCAGGCTGCAACTCCGTACTTACGGAGACAGAGCAATTCATTTGAAATAATCCCCATTTGAGCTTGTGAAAGCTTATTTTTAGTAATTATTGTCGGACCAATTAAGCCAGACCAATAACCACCAAGAACACCCTGGCTATTCATTGACGCTCCTATAGCTAATGGATGTGCTAATCTTGCCTGAGAAGCTAAAGCAGTTCCGTCTCCAGTTGCTTTCAGGAATCCATTTGCATACCCTTCAACCTTACCAGTAGAGTTTGCTACAGAGAATGTTCCGCCATAAACCGTAAAAACTGATGGGAATAAATACATAACTGCCGCTCTGGTGGAACCATCATTTCCAACAAAATCATAGTAGCCTTGATCAACCTTCCTAATTACCACGCCAAAGTTATCAATAGAAGATGCTCGTAAAATAAATCTAGATGCTATTTCTGACGGAACATTATCTTTTGCTAAAGTTATAACTGAGTAATCAGTATTTAGCACTAGATTATCAGACCAAATACCAAAATTATGAGATTGAGCATATGAAGACCATGCTCCACTTGTATATACTGCTCCACCCTCACCATAACCTCCAGCACTATCAATCCCCCAACTAATGCGATTGCTACCATCTACCAATACTGTATCCGTATATTCAAACACCACCCAGTATTGTTGGTTTTTCTGTAATGCGGGGGGAGTTAAAAAATAGAATCCACGCCAATCTAAATTTGTTCCTATGGAGGAACAAGGAACCTTTTCTGATGTCCCATTCGTAACAGGTGCACCTGGAAGTCCTCCAGAATTAGTGTAAATAACGACTCGGCAATTAGCATTTGGAGCACCTAATTTCTTTAAATAAAGCCTAACAAACCCAGCTTTTATTGCCACTACCCTAATCTTTTGAGCTCGTTTATCTGCACTGTCATTCACTGGATAATCGTCATTGTTTGTGTTATTTTCAGTTGCTGAGTCCTGCACTAAGTAATCGTTCACTCCGTCAAAACCCATACAATAACCACATGGCCCATTTTGTCCAAGCGTTGCTCCATTTACCGTAAAAGTTAAATCTCTATTAAATAAGTCGTAGGCCTTCGCACCAGACTGTTCCCACAAGGGCATGAACATTTTAATATTTTCAACCCCAATGGTGTTTACAATGTTCTCCACGGCCCGGGCCACGATGTCTTTCTGAGCCTGGGTCATCACAGATGGCCCCAGGTCGGATGTCCCCTGAAGCTGTTTTAATAGACCCTTTAAAAGTGCCACGGCATTGGCGCTGGCAGATGGATCGGTTATCGCAGCCGCACTATTGATTCCGATGGAATCCAGCAGGTCGACCAATGACCCATCACTCGGCCTTATAAGCTGTGATGTCCGAGGAGAAAAGTTATCTTTATAAGCCACAAAAACCACTCCTTTACGACGAGGCTAAAATTACTTCACGGGCCAGCCTGCTGGCAAACCCCTCGTTATCCTCTTTGGTGTAGATGTGTTGGTTCTCCACTTTAAAAAGCTGATCGAATTTAATTCCAGCCATACCTTGGAGAGCGTTTAAGATTTTGTCCAGCCGGTCTACCACCCTGGTCAGGTCCATTACCGCAGGCTGGGAAACGACCTCACCCTCCTTGGCGATTATGGGTACCTCCCCGGCTGTAAGCGGCCTGCGTCCGTGTCTTGTGACCACACCACCTTCATGGTAAGTGTCGTGTACCGCCGGTGACTCCTCTGTGTTCTGGTCCCAGACCATCTCCCGGCCGATTGCTTTTCTGATTTGGTCCGCCCAGCGGTGGGCCGCCTTGGCCCCTGTAATGTCCCCGTCATTTAGCTTCTGCGTATAGACCGTCCCAGCCCTTGAGATTTCCGCTTCGGCCTCCAGGATGTGGGTACGGTAGTATTCCAACAACTCCTGCCAGGTCATCTCGCTTTGGGTTGGCTGTTGCGGTGTGGGGGTCCAAATATCTCCGCCCTGAGGCGACTGAGCAGATGGATTATAGGGAGTAACCCCTTCCCACGGCTTGGTGCCATAAGATGAGTACCATTCCTGTTTTAGATTATTTAGCTTGGACTTTTCGGCCGGGGTGATGGCCCCCTTCCACTCCTTGACCAACAGATCCTCAAATAGACCTCCGACTTTCAGTTCAGATGGTATTGACTGCTGGTTCGTAGTGATATTCATATCACCCTTTAGCTTGTCGATCATCGCTTTAAATTCCGGGTATTTCTGCCCAATCCCGTCCAGCAACTTGGTGATAAAGTCCTTGCCCTGCTCCTTGGCATCCTCGGCGATCTCCGATAGTCTTTCGCTGGTGTCGGTCTGTATTTCTGTAAGTCTTTTCTGCCATTCGGTCCTCAGTTTTTCCAGTTCCCTGCCGGCATCTTCCCGGATCTTCTCCTGGGCCTGGAGCATATCATACCGTGTGTCCTCCAATTGGTCGGTGGCTTCCTCGCCGGCCAACTGGCTCCTGGTCTTCCAGAGATCAACGTACTCCTGTAGTTGTTCGTCCGTGGCCTGATAGAGCGCCAGCACCTGGGGGGCCGCCTTGGGACCCATCTGACGCAGTTCTTCCACCAGGCCCTGGTCAATCCCCCGCCTGGAGAGGTTCTTTAGCATCTGGTAGAACAGGCTGAAACGGTCCACCTGGTCCCGGAGGTTTTTGGTCATTTTGTCCAGGGAGTCCTTGGCCAGTTTTGGTACTTCATCAAAGAGTCCAGTCCAGTTTTTGAGGCTGTTGGCCCGATCCGCCAGGGTTTTTTCAAAATCATCGTTGAGCTTCTTTATGTCTTCGTTCATTTTCTCGGTGACCTTGGCGGTTTCGGTGTAATACCTCTCGTTGGCCTCCTGGATGTCTTTGTTCATCCTGTCCCGGATCTCCCCTGCCCTTTCCAGGGATTCCTCCATAGCCTGGGACATTCTCTTGGACTTTTCGGCTGCATCCTCGGCCAGCTTGGCAAACCTGTCCGAAATCCTGGACAGAGCCAGATCGTACTGATTCTGTATTTTTGTCGCCGATTGTCCAGTGAGTCCGACGGCCTCAGAAAAGACACCGTGCAGCATCTGGAGAAGTTTTCTGCCAGCCTCCCCAGTCTTGTCGTTGACCGCTTCGGGAAGCAGTGACATGGCCTCCTGTAGCTGACCGGCCAGCCCCCCTGCCCCCATCTTATTTGCCTCGTCAATGATGTCCTGGAGAGTGTCCTTTGCCTCCAAGAGGGATGTTCTGGAGGCTTTGGCCACGGCTTCCCCTACCTGGGAAAAGGCGGCGCCGATGGAGAGGATTTTCTCCTTCTCCTCTTTTTCTAGATCGCCAAAGTCTATATTGTTTTGAACGCTTTTTTTGATTTGTTCCGATGCCTTGGCCACCTGTTGGGCAGCAGAGTTGAACATGGCGCTCAGGGTATCCCGCCTTTTGCCTGCTGCCTCAATCTGCATGGCTAGCTTACTGCGCTCCAGACCCTCATCTAGTGGGTCCATGTCTGTACGCTGGCTGAGAAGGTATTGCTCCAGCTCCAGCCTTTCCAGTTCTGCCTGAGCCGCTGACGCTTTAACGGCCAGGTTCCTAATGTACTCACTGGTGTTCTCACTGATTTTACCGGTGGTAATGTCCAGGGCCAGTTGTTCCTCACCGTACATCCGCAAGAGATCTGGGAGGATCTTTTTCATTTCCTCGGTTTTCTTGTTTAAAGCATCCTGGGCCTGGTAGTTTTCCTCTATGGAGTTGCTGGTGTTCTGAGTGGCCTGCCTTGCCTGGTTATAACTTCTTACCAGATCATAATTTGCATCGCTCAGTTCATTGGTGCTATCGGTAGTTTCTTTGAGATTGAGCCTGTAGGCTACTATGGCACCAATGACAGCACTTAAACCGACAGCAATAAGTCCAATGGGATTCCTGGTCAACGCAAAGGTCCAGCCGTTGGTGGCCGCCGTGGCCAGGAGGGCTGATGTCCTGTATCCAGTCACTGCTATGGCCATGCCCTCTACAGCCTTTGTAAAGACCATATAAGCCCCTACAGCAGCTGCAGCCGCCGCGAACTTATCAGCATTATCCTTGGCCAACTTAAAAGCGCTGCCGATATTTCGACCCCATTCCTCAAATTTGCCGGCATCCTTCAATTTATTCAGCGATTTTAAGGCATCTTCAGCCATGGGCTTTATTTGATCAAATAGTCCGGCACCAAGTTTCCTGCCAGCTATTTCCCGAAGATCATTTAAGTTGGAGATTATCCCCCCCATGGAGTCGGCCTGCTTTTTCATCATGTCAGGAAATTTCTGCTCCATCCCCTGGACAAGGGCATCAATGGCTTTATTGGCTGGAATTAGTCCCTTCTCCGAAAGCTTCATTACTTCAGCAGTGGATTTGTTCATGGCCCTGGCCAGGATCTCCCAAGCCGGGATCCCGGCCTCAGTCAATTGCAGCATCTCGTCTGCACTAACCTTGTTCTTAGCCCTCATCTGTCCCAGGGCCAAGATAACCCTATTGATACCCTCTGATCCCAACCCAAGGGCCGACGTAGCATCCCCAACAGCTGTAAGAGTGGGGAGTACTTGTTCAGATGCGAAACCAAAGGCAAGCATCCTGGTGGCCGCCGTCCGTAACTGGGTAAACTCAAATGGAGTCTTTGCAGCAAAAGATTCCAGTTCGGATAAGAACCCTTGGGCTTTTTCAGCTGACCCCAACATGGTCTCAAAACCGATGGTAGCCTGCTCCATCTTGCTGTTGGTATCGATCAGCCAGTTCCAGGCCCCCCTGGCGCCGAAGCCGGCAGCAGCACCAACCGCGATGGTTTTCATGTAGTCCATGCTGCGACTGGCCATATCGGCCTGCCTCTTGGTATCAGCAAAACTTTTTGACGCTACGGCCCTAATTCGGTTAAAAACAGACGATGCCTGATCCAAAACCTTGATAATTATTTCCGCCGTATTCTGTTTGGAGGCAGGCATATTTTAACACCTCGTCGAATAGACTTCAAAATGTTAAGGGGGGTGGCAACGATGAATTATGTCATGTACTTTTTGGCTGTACTATGCTTTGCCACCGGATTTGCCGGGGCAATACTGCTGTCCCGAGAACTGTCCGGAAAAATTGCCTTCTTCTTGTTCATGTCTTCTGCTATCTCCGGGGTGTTTTTTATCGCCATGGGTGACGTGCTGGCCAGGCTGAACAGAATAATAGACCTTCTGCAAAAGGAAAAACCGGGAGTTAAATAGCTCCCGGTTTTTTATGGCGTCGCTCCCCCTGCGGGGGCGTGGGTTAAAACTACAGCATGTGGTCCAGTTTCTTGCGAAGCAATTCCTGCACCTTGATATTGTCCTGCACTCGTTCCTCATTTTCCAGTGCCTTCAAAAACTTGACCTGCAGCGGAGTCATCGCTGACAGGTCGCCGCTGAACTTATACCCCTGCCTCACCAGCAACTTCAGATCCCAACCCTCCTGACTGTCCAGGAAAGGATTCGATCTGCCCCCTCTTTCCGCTGGTCAGCAGTTCTGCCTTTTGAACGACCGCTAAAATAATGTCTTCGTGAAGGCCCTTGGCGTCCTCCACAAACCATTCTTCACCACCGGGCACCGACAGAGCCTTGGCTGCTATCTTCCAGTCCTTCTCCTTGGCCAAGTTGGCCATGTGGACTGTCTTCTCGATGGTCAATTCCGGTTTACCGCCTCCGAGGTCTTTGGGGGTTATGCCTGCATCGTGCAGGCCGATCATATACTGCGCCTCAATCTCGGTTCTTTCCCCGTCAGACAAGGCCCTGACCTTTACTCTTCCTATACCCTCGATCTGCAGTTCTTCAGTGTACAGGCTGCCCTGCAGCAACTGAGCTTTGGTTAAAAGGATGTAATTCACATATATACCCCCCGTTTTAATATGTAGCCTTGGAGTTTTTCAACACGGCCTCGATGGCCCCGCCAAGGGTGGCATCGTATTTAGCCTTGGCGGTGATGGCCACCGTCTGCCGGCCAGGGCCGCTCATCCCCAGCGGCATTCCGACATATCTCAGTTTTGAGATATTGAACTTCAATTCATTATTGACATCCTGGGTGATGGTGATGGAGGCCGCAGTTTCACCCTGGCCGGTAAACCTGGTGTACTCGGTGGTATTATAGACACCAAAGGTCAGGTCCAGATCCACGGTACGGTAGCCGTTTCTTTGTATCCTGGCCGGGTACTTTGTCCCGTTCATGGCCTCGACAAATTCCAGGTTGTTGGAAATTTTGATCCTTAGATTTTCAATGTCATTGATGGCCACGGCGTTGATCAGGACAGCTGCCTGCAGCCACTTAAACGGGTCTGCCGCTTCCAAGGTGGGTGCCGTAGCCGCGATCAGGGCCACCTGTTTGCCCATGATCCCGGCGGTAACCTTCAGTAGCTTTTGAGTGACCCCCAGCTCGAACGTTAGTTCGTTTACCACGCAGCCGGCGAACTGCCATGCTTGGTTGACGTTACGGTTAACCTCAAAGGTGTAAGGGGGAAGGGCACATTCGTCGGCAAAGTCATTGGCTGTATCAAATGTGTGGGTGTACGGCGCCGCAGCACCAGTTGTTACAGGTGCTCCCAGGCAGCTTCTCAAAAGGAATCCAATCCCGGCCGGCCTGGCCAGGCAAACAATATCCCCCCGGACAGAGTTAAGACCTTCATACTGCGGAGGTTCATCCATTACCCCACGAATCTCCTGTTCCATAACCTGTTCAATCTCATGGATCAGGGATTCTGATATAATAGCAAAATAGTCGGTGGCTGCCACCGGGGTACCCCAAGTCACCTCTTTAGCAAGGCCCACATGACCCTTTGCACCATAGCCCGGCAATTAAACTACCCCCTTTTAGTCGTCAGACTTAATTTTTTTGTTTACCTCAACAAAAAGGCCAGTGGCTTTAAGTTCATCGGCCTTCTCCTTGCTGACTTCACATTCCTGGCCCGGGCTGTACGTGCCATGTCCCGGGATCACCCGGGCGTAATCCCCGGTGAATTTGAGCTTTACCAATGTGTCACCTCCTTATATGAGGACCGTTACCTCCATGTAGACCTCGCACCAGTGTAGGATGGCCTTGCTTTGCTCATCCTGGCCATACCCGGGATCGATGTGTCTTACTGTGACGTATAGGCATTTGCCGTTGAGATCCCTTTTTTCTTTCATAAAAAGGTCGAATAGGCGTCCGGCCTTGGCAATCAAATGGTTAAGACCTGTTTCAATCTCCTGATTTTTTAAAACGATAACCAACGAAAAGGGGTGGACAAATTGCTGCTCGTTGGGCATTTCCATATCCTCGTTGCCAGATTTGCCCGGAACGATGAATATGCAAGGAAATTTTAACTCCCCAACCCGTAGCTTTTCACCGAAAATGATCTCCTGGATATCTGATAGGGCCGGGTCCACATCGGTGTCGATCAGGTTTCTGATCTCATCCCGGATAGCAAAATAATCGGAGGCATAACCCATATAATCTCCACCTACCAGCTTGTTCCAGAGAAGCATCAATGCTTTTGGAGCAATATTCATCTCTAACAGCCACCCGTTTAGCCAGACTACCCAGTAATACCGTACTTGTTCAGAATGGAGGCTACCACACCCGGGATCTGTCCATCAAGATAAGCGTTCGTCTTATTAAGGGCGTCAACACCGCCAGGGTGCTTCACCCTTTTGGCGTACCTTGCTATACCCAGTTCTCTTGCCCTTTTCCATCCATACTTCGTAGCCGGCCTGATGTGCCCCCGGGTGACCCAGGCCAGCACCTTCCCAGGCTTGGCTTCAATCCAAAACGGCAGCGTATCTCCAAGGATTATCGGAGCATAAGACACATTCGTACCAATATGGACCTGGGGCTTTCCGGGAATGATCCAGCCTATCCGTTTGCGGAGGTTTGCCGTGTCTACCGGGGTAATCTTTTTCATGTGGCTTTGACCCATACTCCCAAGCCTGGTCAGCACATCCTTTACCACAAACGGCATTTTATTCCCGTGCTGGATCAGAAGTTTTCCGGCGTCCGGGTTCCAGTGAATGGTTATCATTCGCTGTCACCCCTGGTGTAGCCGATCATATTGAGTACCGTTATAACCCCCACCCCGCCCGCTGACACCACAAGGCTGGCCTCCGCGGTTAATATGATCCCGTCTTCATCCTCAAAGCCAATCTTTGTCCCGCTGGCAGCCCCGGTGCCGATAATCCCTTTCCATACCGTAGTGGCGCCGTCTTTTAGCTCCACCGTGATGTCTGCGGCACCTACTGCCGCCTCACTAACGAAAACGTCAACTCTGGTGATATAATGCCTTTTTCCGGCCACGGCAGCCTTATTGATTGTCTTGGCTGCATTGGCGTTACTACTCCCGGTTACGGACCATTTTGGCATCCGCTTTACCCCGCCGGCCATATTAATCCCCTTCCTTAGTCGTTTTCATCGTCCGAACTGTCAACCGGACTTGTAGCATCATTCCCCTGGTATATCAGGTCTGTTTCTGTATGATCAAACCTCCTGGTGGGGGTGTAGTATTCAGGGTACGGCAGGCCGTCACTCTTAATGCCTTCCAGGGTTTCTTTCATGGCCCTGGTGAGAATGATCCTGGGGGGGTTTTTGACCACGAATTCATTGATATTGATAATCGGGGCCTGCCTTCTCTGGATTGTGGAAAGCAGGTAGTTGTCCACCGCTTGAAAGCAGACGCTGCTCAAGCCACCAGACAATTTCCCAGTGGTGTCGGCTGTTATATCCGCGTCCGTGTAGTGCCTGCCCATGTAGGTGTCCATTTCCCCGGTGGCCCAACTGATCAGTGTATTAACCAGAGTTGTAAAAGCTGCATCGTCCGCCAGGCCCAAGTCCTCGTACTTACAGCAGGCCATGGTTTTTACTGTAGTAGCGTCTACATACGGCACCTTAACCGCCTCCGCCTTATTTAAGGGTGGCAGGCTGCCCCACCACCCCAATTATTGCTTATGCTATCCGCAGGGCCTTGACGTAGACTATACAGGCCACATTTGCCACCGATCCTTTTGTCCTGACAACCCGGAGAGTGCCTGCGGCGGCGATCTCATGCGCTGCGTCGTCAATTTCCCCGGCCCTGACAAGTTTTTTGTCCGCCACGTTTATGTCCATGGCGTTGGTGATGGCCGCAGCTTCATTGTTGACTTGTATAGTGTCCCCGGCCCCACCGGCCCCGCCGGTCTTCACCACCCAGGCATCAATAACCCGGATTTTGTGGTCCACCACAACATCCACGTTGCCGGTGACCCCATCCGGTACCGGGATCCTGTAAACCACAGGTATGCCTCCGGTGGTGTTGGAGTCGGCCACATTGGCCACCACGGCCCCATCCAGTGAGTTAACCTGAATCATCGACTTAATGATCTTCTGCAGAGCGAACCTGCCCGGGAAAAAATATATGGCCCCGGCTGCGGCTTTCGCTTTTACCACACCGACCACCTGGACAGCCTGAGCAGCTGCTGTGGGTGCCGTAAAGGTAAACTCTCCCGCCGTGTTGGACAGGTACACCAGGGCGCCCACCGCAGAGCTCCCGGAGGTGTCCAGCCCTGTAACCTCGGCCTCAAAGTATGCCTCACCGGACTTGTTGTTGGCTATGTCCGCCTTCAGCACTAACAGGGCAGGATTTGCCGTATTGGCCGCCTTGGCCACTGTGGGAAGCCCTGTAGTGGCGTCAAACCCGTTGATATATACCAGAGTCCCTGTCGTCAGAGTGCCGCCGGTGCTATTGTAAACCTTCAGGCCGGAGTTTTTAGTAAACAGGAAGGATGCTACCTCCAGCCAATCGATGGCGTATTTACCGCGCTGTTTTATCATTCAATGCCCTCCTTCCATTACGTCGTTACCTCCATCTTTTCCGGGATGGTCAAAGGCGCTATCTCCTGAAGTACTCTTTCCTCTCGTTCTGCCTCAGAGTCTTCTTCAAAGGGAGTAAGCACCCTATTGGTATGTCGCTTCCGGCCGTGTTCATCCCGTTCCGTGTCGCCAATAAAGGAACCTCCACAGAAACGGCAACTGTGGAGGTTCTTTTCCTGGCCCTTTTCCAGCGGAGAAACATATCCGTATTTGAGCAGTTTTTCATCATTCCTGGCCCCGGCCAGGGAAAAAACCTGGCCCCTGTCGTACTCCTTGCCGTTGTATCCCAGGGGCCTCCGCGCCCATACCTTAGTGTCTTTTGTGTTTAGCATCAGGCCACCGCCCCGCTGAGGTAAACTCCGGCCCGAGCGCCGGTGATCTTCTGGTCAAAATTGGTGTTAACCTCAAAGACGTCAACCTCCCGCTCTTCGTCGCGCATCCTCTTGATGTACTGAAGGGCCTGCATCACCCGGCGCCAAACAAAGGTGTAGCCTGCCGCCGGGGTCATCAGGGAGGGATTTGCCGGGACGTAGAGAGCCAGGGCGTTTTTCCCCCAGACCCGGGTGTAGGTCACGCTGGCCTCGGCGGTCCCTTCCGGGGAATTGGTGTAGATGGTGCGCCCGATCAGTACCTTGGCGAACTCGGTCAGGGCCGCAAAAAGGTCAACGGTCATCTGACCTTTCTGAGTGTACTTAATAGTGTCGATCAGGTCAGGGTGCCATTTCAGCTTGAGCCACACCTGCTTGCCCATCGTGAAAGTATTGGGTTCCCGGCCGATCAGGGCCTCCACGCCGTCCTTGTACTCGTCGATGTCCACCAGGGGCGAGGAGGCGGCGTAGTCGCTCCAGCGGGTAAAGTCAGCCCCACCGGTCTTGTCCGTGCCCCACACGCCGGTTTTGAAAAAGTCACCGGCAAAGGCCAGTTCTCTGCGTAGTTGGGCCTTGTCCGTGACGAATTCAGTAGCCTCCCGGTCCAGGTTAAAGGGCAGATCGGCCAGGGCACGGTCGTCGTCGCTGATCTCCGTGCGGTAAGAGAACCGGTCGCAGAAAAACTTGTCGGTCTTTTCCACAGTCCAGCCACCGCCGGTTGACTTGGTTCCCGGCGCCCTGAGCTTGGCGCCATCCCTGAACCAGTGTGACTGATCGTATTTCGGCACAATCCCCGATTGTTTGCTCACTGGCACGATGGGGAAAATCTGGTCCGCAATATAATCCGGGTTCCGGTAGGCAATACTGATATTGGTCAGCATTGCGTCTACATACAGATCCCTTCCAACAGGACTCGGCATTGTTTGTTACCTCCCTCAATTATTTTCGTTAATCGTCCAGTTTACTTACACTCCCAGGTAGGTCGGCTGGAGCAGCACACGGATTATCACGCCATCGGCGGCAGAGGCGTCCATGGCCCGGCCAATGGCAAAGTTCTTGTCAACCGCCTTTTTAACCACTTTGCCGGCGGCGTCGGTGCCGACCCAATCATTAACCGCTATGGCTACGGTGCCGTCGGATACTGCCCTGGTGATCCCCTGTACCCTGACCTGGGCAGCCTCCCCGGCCAGGGGCTTGTTCTGCAGTATCCCGACAGGGATATCTGCAACGTTATCACACACATCCACTTGGTCGGCGGCGGAAAGCTCAACGGCGTAATATTGCTTGGCCGAAAGGTCATTTTCCGCCTTGGCGCTGATGTCAAAGACATAGGCTTCTCCCATGTTTAAACCCCTTTCTTTTCATGTTTTTCCACTGGTCTATTTACCTTACCCGCACCTCAGTCTCCCTGACGTACCGCTGGTACAGCTCGGGATTCTCGTTGGCCACCCTGGTATAGGCATCGGCCTTGGTGAGGTTCCCCTTCTGGACCAGTTCATCGACTTTCTTCTCGACTTCCTCCCAGGCCGACCCGGGGGTCGGGCCATCTCCGCTCCGGCCAAACTCACCATACAGGTTACCCTTCTCAATGGCCTCGTCGGCGCCCTTCATGATCCCTTCCAGTTTGGCTACCTGCTCGGGGGTGGCCTTGTTCTCGGCCACAGCCTTGAGGATTTCACCAAATTCCTGGGGGGTGGTGGGTAGGTTCTTATAGCCGGCAGCCTTGGCGATATAGACTTGGGTGGCCTTGGCGTCCTCGGAGGCCTCCAGCCGCTTTTTCAGGTCCTCGTTCTCTGCCTTCTGGTCATCCAGCCGCTTTTTCAGATCGGTGTTCTCCTGCTTTTGGACTTCCAGGGCCTGGGACAGTTGCGGTACCGCTTCAATGGCTTTCCGGACATCCTCCGGGAGCATATCCATCGTGACTTTTTCCACTGGTTCATTCCCTCCTTGGTTTTTATTAACCCCGGTGTCATCCGGGACAACTTCAGCTTCTGAAATCAATTTTTGGAGTTGTTCCAGCATCTGCTTTAACATCTCCATCCTGGAGGCGCTTATTTTGCGCCCTGCCTTGGCCAGGTCTTCACCCTTCAGTATCCCGGATCCGGCCAGGGCAACGAAGAACTGCTGCAGCACCGTGGCCACTGCGGTCTTTTTGTCCGTTACAGTGTCGTCTCTAAGGATGCTGTCAATGGAATCCCGCAGGGAGCTGGTCAGTTGCCACATACCTTCGTCAATGGCTCTTTCGGTTAGGACAGTGTTCAGGTCCTTGGCCTCACCGGAACCAAAGGCCCCCTTCAGGATGTCCTCAATGGCTTTCTTTACTTTCTGGAGAGGCCCAAGCTTATCCGGATCAGTCAGGGGGTCCGTGTTATCCTCGGCCCGTTTGACAATTAAAAAACGGCGTTTATTCGCCGCCTTGTCAACACCACTGACTTCATCAATACTTAGATTGATTAGCTTTTTCGGCAATTAAATCACCTCCTTGACCGGGATCTTCGTGGCCTTGCCCCCCATAGACAGCCCGGTAATTTCTCCATTTTCCACTTTTTCAAAGACCCCACTGGACCAGACTATCCCCATGAGCCAGGTACCCTTCTTAACTTTCTCGCTAACGATAACCAGATCATCCGGGGCGATATAGCTTTCTACGATTTCCCCCAGGTCCTCGTCCCAAAGTTCATGCATGAAGCCCAGACCTACCCCGCCGGCCTTTTCAACCTCGTCCTCAAGTTCGGTCAGGTCCAGGGTAATCTCTTTATCTTCCCGGAGAGCCTTTAGGACCTGTTCTAAAAAATCCAGGGCAATTTTGTTCACCTTGGAACTCCCCCGCAGCAGCCGGTTAAATTCCCAGCATGCCTTTTCGATTTCCTCGGCGGTGGAGTATTCATCCTGGCTGTCAACCACCAGGGGTTCGTAAACTACACCCAAAGTATATCGCTGCTTGGAGTCGGACTTGATAAACCGGCCCTCGGTGAGGAAATCAGCATTTTCGCCCTTCACCACACGTTACCCCCTTTACTACAGGCAATGCCTTTTTCCCATTGCACATGCATGGTCTTTGTATTACATACCTGGGGAATATAAATCCTTTGCACATACGGCACCTTGGTTCCCATGCAGGGGTTTGAGTCGCCACGTAAGCCATAAACCACTACCTCCTAATCGTTTTAGGCTTGCCCTGCTGGCGCTGCCCCCGGGCCATACCGTCCCACTTATGGTAGTCGTCCACCGGAAGGTCCTGGAGGCCCGATCTTTCAGCCCAACTCCGAACGACCTTGAAGTTGTTCCCGTACACTTCAGGCAGTGCCGGCTGCCCGGTCAGGTCCGAAATGAAGGGTTGGGTCAGAGGCTTGCCGCAGTACGGGCAGAACAGGTGATGAGCCACCCGGTCACAGAGCATCCTTGCTGCCTTGTCCATCATATACGGGTACCAGTTGCTGGGGGTATTCCAGCACTTCTCCCTGCTGTATTCCTCCCCATTAGCCCGGGCAGCCTCCATGGCCAGGAGTTCATGCCAGCTATCCTGCATATGAACCAGGGGAGTTCCGCAGCCGGTACACTGGACGTATCCCCTTAAAGGGTTATGGCACGGGTCGATAGATACTATCAAAACATTCACCTCCAAAATTCCGGCAAGGGCAGGCCGGTTTTTTTATTCGTTCCGGGCCACAGATGCGTTGGCCCAGAAAACCATTTCCTCCAATTTTGTGATGGCCAGGGACTTCTCCCTGGAATTCGGGCACAGTATTTCGATCATGTATGCCAGTTCCTTGGCCTTTTCGCGCAGCTTGGTATACTTCTCGGGTTGGCCCTCCTTGAGGGGATGATATGTAAACCTGTTCTCAATATCCTGGTTCAAAGCATTACCTCCACTTGGCTGCCCTTGCCAAAACAAAAAGAGCCTTGCGGCTCTCAATTGCTTTGTACTGCCCGTCTTTTTAGTAATGACTTCCCCTGCTCCCGAACTGCCGCCGGTACCACTCATGGAGATCATGTGTGGACCGGAACTCCGGCACATTGCCGGCAACCTTTGGGCGATAAACCTTGTTGAACTCCTCCAGGGTTAGCATCTTGAAGATCAGTCGGTATCCATCAACCACCTGACCACGCTCTTTGTACTTTTGTTGCCAGATGAAACCGTCCTCTATCTCGCCGACTAATTCTCCGGTGATATGGTGGCCCCGGCCGGTATCGTGGAAGCCCACCCAGTCCATCTTGTCTCCAAACCGTAAACAAGTTGCCAAGGATTTAAAGTCCGAGTCATCTGTTTGTACGGTATATAAAGCTCCGGTATCCCTCATTGCCACACCCCTTTAACATTATACCATTTTATGGGTTATGACTGCATATTAAATAACTCTTCTGACCTTAACCAGATCATCCGCCTTAATGCCGTTCAGTTCATTAATGCCGGCATCTTTCAGGGCTTGGATCAACCTCAGTTTTTCCCATTCGGTGTTGCAGTGAATCTCTTTGATGTATTCTTTGGCCAGGCCCCGGCGAAACATAATCTCGTTGCCTTGGTTGTAATCGTCATTAACCTCCTTAATATGCTCTAAAGCACCCATGCGATTGGAATATTTATTCTGTTCAGTGCTTCCAAAACTATCCCTGTTATATGCGTACCAATCGCATCGTTCTAAGGATTTGAGGTCAAATATAAGACGATAACCTCCCCCTTTAAAGTGATCATCGTACTTATGTTTGCCCTTGGCGTTTTTTGTTACCAGACGTACAAAGGCATTGTCTGCCCCGCCCTTTACTTCATCGGAATCTTCAGAAGACCCATCACCAATGATCCCGTGTTGGTATCTTTGCAGAGTTGACATGAGTCCTGGGCTGTCTTTGGACACAATTGTGGCCACTCTTTCCGGCTCAGTTCCAACTCCGGCAAAAAGGTGAACGCCTCCGGCATCCCTGTATTCCTTAACCATACCCGGGTTAATGAATGTTCTGTAGTTTGGCCAAACCTCTTTTTCAATGAGCTTGTCAGCCATGGCCGGGTCTATCCCGTGACTTTTTAAAAATGCCTCCATCTGCCCGACAGACCTATTGCCCCTGTCCAGCTGGTATTCCTCCCGGGGGCGGTGCTGCCAAGCCAGGACTGAAAGCCGGTGCAGCCGGCCCTCTTCAGGGGTTGGGTTTTCCATAATCTTTTCCAGTCCGCTTTTTCGGAGGAAATCTTTTACCCTTTGTGCCGCTTTTTTTCCATCTGGTTCAAAAATCCGGATCTCGAAATGTCCCAGATATGCTCTCATCCTGTCGTCATGTACAAAATATACCTCAATGCCGTTGCCGGTGGCCACCGTCGATGATGCCCGGTAATACTCATCAGCGGCACTGACTCTGAATACCCCAGAATTTTGGTCTCGGTAACCGCGGTAAAACTTCAGTCGGCCCAGGTTGATATCGAGGCCGGATTTTGCAAAGGCGGTCACGACGTCACCATGAAACTGTTTCGGGATCTTGAAATATAGTTGATAGCCCAGGTTTCCGTCCACCTGGAACCGCCTAACCGCTACCTGCTGGCCCTCAACCATTTGACCGTCTTTTTTAAAGGCTTGCCCGTATGGTGTTTTAGCCACTACCCCCAGGTCCTCGAAAATGTCCCCCTCTGGCTTTTCCACGGTTTTTGCCGGCAATCTGGCGCCGATGTTAGCATTTGTCCTGGCCTTGACCATGGCTAAAATTTCTCCGGCTTTGTCCGTTCCTGCCAGGACCTCTATCAATTCGTCCTCCTTCATGTAGTGGCAGTAAGGGATCTTCTTGGCCTTGGCCAGTAACTTCAGGTCTTTTTTGGTCAGTTGGCTAAGTTCATGCTTGGTCAGATTTTTGGCAGCCAGTGGCAAAAATCTAGCTTCCTGTTCGGTCATCTCGTCCAGGAACTTGAAGACACCGGTAAAGCTCTTGTCCCGTTCCTGGAGCAGCTGGGTGAAAAACTTCCGGTAGCTTTCCCTGACCGCGTTCTTGCGTGCCACGATGAAGCCCAGCAACTTCTCGGCCTCTATGTCGTTCCCCTTGAGGGCCTTGGCGTAAGGCCGGAATATCTTTTTATATTCGTCGTCCGGAATGGCCTCCAGGCGCTTTATAACCGGCAGCACCGTCTGCAGGTCCAGGTCCACCTGGTTCTGGGCGAAAGCCCGGTACATGGTGTTGTACAGCGGTTCCTGTTCACCGTACTTGGCGTTGGGGTGATAATCCATGCTCATCTTCCAGGAGCTGGCGTCATCTATGTACCGGAAAGCCTGCTCCTTGTCTATACCCATCAGCCGACCGTCTTTTAGTTTAATAAAGTTGCCGGCGTGGCTGTCAAAGTTGCCGATGGACCAGTCCAGAACGTGTTCCTCCTGGATGCGCTTCCAATCTTCTGATGAGAGGGACTTCCAGTTGATCTGCTTGAGGTCACCTTCTACATCCTCCAGTTTCTGCAGGGTACCCAGACCGCCCCCGGGGTGATGCACCACCTTGACCCGAATGTACTTGTCAGCATCATAAAGTTTACTGGCCAGGCCTGAAGAAGCCTGTTGAATGTGCGCCTTAAATGGTTCCTCCTTATCGCTGTACTTCAGGGTGGAGTATTTGAACAGGTATCGCTGACCCTTATTATCCTCCCAGATTTCCTTTTTGCCGGCCCCTCCCAGGCTGGGTGAGGAATCTACCAGCGCAAGCTGGTTCATCCCTGGCAGGCCAGATCCCTGCCTTGGGGTCCTCGGGGTCATGGGCACCGGTTGGTCGTATTCCTTAAATGTCTTGGCCACAATGTCACAGCGGCAATGGAAGTGAAAGTCAGGCAACTGCATTCCATTGGCCGCCAGGGTGGCCTGGTCCCAGTCCTTGACCTGCTTTAAGCTCCGCCATGGGTGGATGGTTTTAACCTCCACCGGGCTGGTGGCTGAAAGAAATTTGTCTCTTAGGTCCACGGCATGATTGATGGAATAGGTCTTCCCGTTCATGTGCCGGCAGAGAGAACAGACCCGCTCATCCCCGGCGTTGATAATCTCGTAAGTTTCCACCTCTGCGGCCAACATGGGTTCAATGGCCCCGAAGACCGCCGCCCTGGTGATGGCGTTGGTGGCCAGACCTTGCCAGTATGCCTCGGCCCGGATGTAACTCCCCGGGAGGTATTTAGGCGGTATTTCATACTGCCCGTTGATGACATCCTTGATCCGTTGGCCGGTGGTCCAGGCGTTCTGTCCCTGGTTAATAGCGTATTCCTGGACTGTTAACGTGACCGCATCCTGGATGAAGGTGTTATAAAAATTCCCAATCCAGAAGTTAAAGTCTTTATCCAGCCACGTCATCATGTTTTTGTCTACGAATGTAAAAGCATATGGCACATCCAGGACCTTGGCGGTCTGTTTGCCCACCATGTCGTAGGAGTAAAATATGTGGCTAACCAAATCCTCGTCCTTGGTAGCCTTGACAAAGCCTTTGCCCATGTAGAGTTTGAGGCCGGCAGCAGCTGCCTGGGCGTGGGTTTCAGTAAGCTGCTTACCGTATTTTTTCAGGTAGTCCACCATAACTTTGGTAGCGGCTGCGCTCTGGCCTTGCCATAATTGAGTGAGCTTGGAGGCCAGACTGTCCTCCAGTTCTTTGAGCTTCTTGTAAGCATCCCTGGCCGATGAATCCTTCCGCACCAGGTACCCAACAATATACTCCAGGTCATCGACCAGCCGGAGAGCATGGCCCTTAGTCATTCCCTCGATCAATGGCCTCAATTTGCTTACGGACCTCCTCCGCGAATTTAGCCAGTTCTTCAGCAGCCTCCTTGGGGTTTTTCTCGGCTGGTTTAGGTTTCGTGCCCGGTTCACCGTCTGGGGCGCCTTCCGGCTTTTCCGGGAAGCCTGCCTGTTGCCGGAGGTAATTCTCCAGGGCGTCGTCAGGGAATAGGGTGGCCCCGGCCCCGGACATGGCTGTGATATACTCTCCCAATTCAGTCAGGTCTACGGTTTCCAAATCCCCATGCTTCAGTTCCGGTAGCCCGGTCAGCCCCTGGAACGGATTTAGTGAGAACAGGGTCGGGATTGCGTGGCTGTTGAACACTTCACAGATTCCGTCCAGGAAGGCCCCGCCGGCCGTTGAGAAAAGGGCCGTCTTGGAGCTGTTCAGGGCAAAGCTCCCGACCTTCTCATGGCCGATCAGGATGAAGTCTGCCAGGGTGGTTATAGCAATGGCCCTGTCGTACCTCATAATGGTGGCGTTGGTGTCTAATTGCCTGCGCCCCCCAGACGTTAATAGGCTCAGTTTATATCCGGTCTTTTTCCCGTCCGGTGTGTCCTCAGCCGGGAAAACGATCCCCTCGTTAGTGTCCCGGCGAATAGTAGCCAGCATTTTTTTAATAGACTCTCTCAGTGCCTTCTGTTCCGGAGTGGCATTCTTTGACAGCAGTTCAACCGGCACGTTGGCCACCGGCAGACCTGCCAGGTCCCGCTCAATGCCGATGGCCTCAATTTCTTCGATGTGCTTTTTAAAGTAATATGGCCGGTATGCCGTCCTTAGTATACTGCGACCACCCGGATCATCCTTAAAGCTCTCGGTCCGGAATAATAGGGACTTGCTCAGGGGTATATCGTAAATCTTCCAGGTCGGCGGGGCCTGCTGCCTCATGCCTATAAGGCTTTCATCTTTTTCGTCGTACATCCATTCGTAGAGTGACTCCTGAGCCCGGATGGGCAGCTTCCTCCAGCCTATCCGACCGTCATTGTATTTGCTCTTTTTGCTGGGGTCCCGGCTGTCCCCCATGCGCCGCTTAAAGACTATTTCATGCCACGACCAGCCGAAGACCAGCATGGACAGGATCTCGGTGATGATGTTGTGCCAGGAAGTGGACATATCATAAAGGCAGGACTCCAGGAAATCCGCAGCCTCATGGTCTTGGCTGGTATTCCCGGCTGGCTCCACCCGCCAACTGGCTTGCCTGATCAGCATCTTGATGGCGTAGAGAATGGCGCCGACCACGGGTTCATTGTCCCGCATCTCTTTGTAGACCTTGACTCCTTTGGTGCCTTTCAGGTCTTTATGATATTCCTCGTAAATAAAACCGCCGTAGCGGTTAAGACCTGTTCTCCCTGATTCACTGAAAAGAGCACCACTTTCAATATCAGCCATCTCAAATCCTCCACTTGCTTTCTTCGGTAAACAGACCGTCAAGCTCAAAATCTGCCGGTATGGCCACCCTCATCCTGTTCAGTGCCTGGGTGGTGGAGTCCACCTGGTCTTTGTACTTGCTGTTCGGGAAGGTCACCATTTCTTCTATGTAGTCATTGACCCATGGTGCCAGGCTTGGGTGAGGTACAAAAACGTTGCCGGCCTCGAACAGTGGGCTGACAGAGTGCGCCCTGGCTTCCTTGGACCCCAAGGGCTGCACCTCTATAAGGCCCTGGATTTTATCCCTCAACATACTGATTACTGCCGGGCCGTTTGCCGCATCCTCCACCAGCTTTCCAGTTGTCAGGGGCCATTTTTCGGTAAGTATTTTCACCGCCTTGATGGTATCAACGAAACTTAACTTACCCCTTTCCTGGTCCAGCAGATAGCAGTTGGCTCCCAGCTGCCCCCAGACTTGGCCAGAAACATAGGCGCTGGTCTTGGTGTCCTTAAAGGCCATGTCCCAGGACTGTAGTTGAGTCAGGTTGTCTGGCAGTGGTACCGGATGGATCTGGATATATCCCTCGGCCACCTTAATGCTTACCGGGGGCAGTGGCATGCCCTGCGGGTGCCAGAACCTGATCCATCTGCGTTTAAATATACCGCCCTCGGAGGGACTGGGCCTCTGCTGGTACTGCCCGGCATAACCGTAGCTGCCAAGGGATTTCTTGGCCTTTTCAATTTCCTTGGTGCCCTCACGTTCGGGCCAAAGAAGTTCTCCATCTTTGCGTTCTATAACCCTGCCGGTCATTGGCATTACAACAATTAATCTGTCTGGTTCTGCCTCGGCCGGCAAGCAAAGGTGTTCCCATCCTCCCTGATCCAGAAGGTGACCGGTTAGGTCCTGCTCGTGGAGTCGCTGCATGACCACCACGATGGAGCCCTTCTTCTTGTCGTCAAGGCGGGTGGACAGGGTTTGGTTAAAGTACCTGATCCCCACCATTCGCTGGGTGTCAGACTGAGCTTCCTCAGGGTTGTGCGGGTCATCAACTATGATCCTGTTGCCGCCCTTACCGGTGGCGGTCCCCCCGATGGAGGTAGCCACCATGGTGCCCCGGCGGGTGTTCATGTACTCCGTCTTGGTATTCTGATCATCGGCAAGTTTTACGATATGTCCCCAGTTTTTTTGGTACCAGTCCGATTCAATAATCGTTCTGCGGTCCACCGAATGTTTGGTCGATAGCCCTGCGCTGTAGGATGCAAAAATGTAGCGCATCTCGGGGCGCTTTATCCACTCCCAGGTAGGCCAGCAGACCGTCACCTGGGAAGACTTCATGTAACGTGGCGGTATGTTGATGATCAGCCTGGTGATCTGGTCGGCTGTCACCGCCTCCAGGTACTCCGCTATAGCGTCAATGTGCCAGTTGTGCAGGTAAGTAGTTCCCGGCTCAATTATCCGCCAGGCTTGCTTTATGTACTCGGCCAGTGACTTCTCTGCCAGGGCCAGGTCAATTTTGCGCTGTATCGCCCCCGGGTTCAGTGACCCTAGCTCGCTTAATAAGTTCCGCAAGGGTTTTCAGCTCCTCGACGGACAGCCGGGTGAAGTCCAGGCCCTCTAACCCGAATGGATCTCCTCCCTTGCCTGTGCTCTCCTGTTTAATATTCTCTGTCGTTTCTCCCCTGGCCAGGCGCTCAGTCTTAGCTGCTACCTCGAACCACTTGATCAGGTCCGAAGGGGAAAGCTCTGACGGCTTAATGGTCATAAGTCTTTCGACCACTTTATTTTGGATAGCCTGGGACTGTTTGACGTGCCGCTCATTCATTTTTGTTCGGTCTTTTTCCATGGTCCGGCGCTTCTCGGCTTCCTGGAAAACGTCATAGGCTTCTGCCCTGCGGACCCACCCAAATGCTGCGCTCCATCTCTCTAATTGCCGGATGTATCCCGGTGGCTTTCCGATCACTTCAAGTGACTTCCGCATACTCCGGTCTTCCATGTCCCTGTATACACAAAAAGCCTTGAAGGCCTTGGCCGACTCGCCTTCCAGCTTATCCCACGATGCCACTTTACACGCCCCCCAGATATTCAGCAGCCCAATATTCTACAGCCTGCCAGAGATTCTTTTTAGTAATTTCGCCCTTGGCCTGCATCATATCGACTGCCTTTTTAATCACCTTGGCCGCTTCCACCGGCACTTTATCGGTTCCCAAGATTGACGACAGCGGTACCCAGCTCCGCTGTTTTCCCCCTTCGGATTCCTCCCAGCCTTCCGCCAGCTCAGTCTGGTACCTCTCGAACAGGTCCAGGATAATCATTAAGCTGGTGGCCGCATTCTTCACGTTGTAAGCCGCCTGGGTTTTTGCCAGACTGTCCAGCGCCCTGTCATAATCAGATAGATTTGCGAGGTAAATTTCCTTGGCAGCCACCGTTTTCAATGCCTGATCCAGTATATCGTTGAGCCGGTGAATTTCCTCCGGGAGCATAATAAAGCTGATGGTCCGGAAGTCCAGCTTTACCTCAGATAGCGATTCCAGATTGATTTTATGTAGCTCGTCCAAAGTCTTGTCGTCCAGACCGGCATAATATTTCAAGTCTACATCCTGCAGTTCTTCCCACAACTCCTTCAGTATGGCCATATCGTCCTGGCCAGCAATAGCATTATGAGAAAGCTGAATTGCAACCTGCTCCTGTCTGGTCAGCGACCTGTCTGTATAGAGAATCAGGATGTGGGTTTCTCCTGCCTCCCTTGCCCCCTTTACCCTGTGGTTGCCGGATAGAACCAAATACTTTCCGTCATCCCGCTTTAAGCAGAACGGGGTGGAGGTTAAGCCGCCGTCCCGTCTTATGTTGTTCGCCAGGTTTCGGAACACCTCGTTTGTCATGTAGCGGGCGTTCTTGTCCAGAAGAACCAGGTCATCTACATGAGCTACCGCCAACTTGATAGGTTTGTCGTCAAGAAGCTGGTTTACTTTCTCAAGAAGTTCGTTTATCCTGTCAATCTTTGTGAGTGTTTTTTCTTCCAGGTTTCCAGGCCCTCCGCCAGCGTCCATCTTCCCGCCTCCGAAACGTAATTTATAAAACCGTCTTTCCGGTTGTAAACCTCAAATATCCCCCGGTATTTCATGCTCACGGCCTTGTCGGTAAAGGCTGTTGTATAGATGTCCTTCACCTTTCTATTGAAAGCCTGCTGCAAAATAGCCTGGACCTCTTTAGATGCTGCGGCAATGAGGACCAGTTTTGATAATCTCTTATAAACCTTTTGGGGTACCGCAAAGTCACTCATCATGTATACGTCGTTTATGTCTCCGTACTTGGCTGCAGAAAACCCCGTTGCTCCGATAAGCCTGTCCCCTGCTACCACCCCCAGGCTTATTTGCGGCGCCGCCGGTACAATGCCTGTGGCAAGGTACTCACTCCTGAGAGTGTTCATTTGTCCGATGGTCAGTTTTATCAGGGAAAGAGGCCCGGTTATTTCACCTTCAAGCCGCTTTATGTTCACCGGCTCCGTCTTTTGCCTGGCCTGGGTGAGCCTTGTTTTCCCTTCCCCGGCGTATATATAGACTGGCTTACTTCTAAGCCCGGTCTGGACGACCCCTCTCAGGTTGTCCTTGAACCTTTCTACCGGCTTGTCTCTAAGCGTGACCCATGTTTTCTTGCTGGTCAGAATCGTGGTGAACAGCTCAAACCTTTGGTCGTCAAATATTACATAGTCAGGCCGCTCCCATTCAAAAACCTCGTCAAATTTTTTGTAAATCCTCTCGTAACCGCCAGTATTGTGCATTAGATAGCCTTCACCAACATATGTACCCGTTGATGTGCTAATGGATTGCACTTCTTGTATACCTACCGTCTCCACCGCTAACACCTTTATTCGGGCTTGCTGTTGTGTGCGAACGCTGAGTCTTTCAATTTCAAGTTGCAACCACTTCTCAAGAAGTCTTACTGGTCTTAGTGTTCCAAGTGTACGCATTACACTTGGAACACCACCATGTATTTCGAACGCGAGTGTTCCGCCAGGACGCTGCCTTATACTAAAATCAAGTCCGCTTCCCTTCAACAACTCTGAGGCTCGGTCAGCCACCGCTCCAAGTTTTTGTATAAAATTCATTGCAAGAACTTCGTGTCCAGGTTTTGCGCGATTCGCCAAGGACAGCGAACCCTCTCCATCAAATATCCCAGCCAACCAGCCGGCATCGTATGATGTTGCGGTATCCCATGTAGAAAGCGGCTTCAATACACAGGGTCCATAGTTTTTATGGCGGTTGGAAAGCCAGGGGTGATCTGTTGTGCAAACAATATAATCACCGTTTTCCAGAATGACTCTCACACACTCTTTCTGTTCGGGTTGAGATCTTGTCACTGTCGCAAAACGCCAACGGCGACACCTATTTCCATCTTTCGGCATCTCATCAAACGCCAAAATACGATCGCCCTCTTTAAGATTGCCACATGGAACCCAACGAAGGTCGGCCGTCAAAATCCTATGGTGTGGCGCCAGGCAATAAGTGGGAGGAAAGCTCACTGCCACACAGTCTTGAGGGGCGTCCAGCATGAAGTTTATAACGTCACCGGCGTAAAACGATTCAAGTCTTACTTCCTCAAGGGCTTTGGCCACCTTTTTAGCCGTTTCGGAGTGCATTCCATCGAACCTGTCCTTATATGCCTTAAACATGCGCCGGTGAAAGGGTTCAGGGCGATCAACATACTTGAACATTTCACCGCAAAGCATCAGGGTGGCTATCACTCCGATCCCGTTGGTCATGTATTTGGCCAGCCAGTTGTATTCCGGCACCTTTATATTGACCCCTGTGTTCCGGCCTGTTAAATACCAGCCCAGGGCGCATGAATAAAGGGATACGTCGTTTCCATGTATCTCTTTTACTCCGGCTTTTGCCAGTATGCGCTCTACGGTAAAATTCCCTGAACAGCCTACATACACCGGACGGTCTGTCCAGTTAGGGGCCATTTCATTTAGAATCGCTCGGAGGTCTTGGTTAATACTGCCGATGAACATAAAAAGTCCCCCAAATGAAAAACCGCCGGTTAGGCGGTTGCTTTTGGTTAAAACAAGGACTGTTGACTAAAAGCCGGATTTTCTATCTTTTTACCCGGGTGATTGTACTCAGGCACCTTGATTCCAATACTTTCTTCCAGCCATTCCGCCACCAGGCGCCGGTGGCATGGTTCTCCGGGTTTCTCCCAACAGAGGAGGATGGCGTCTTCCCCCAGGTCTTCGTAAACCTTGCGCGGGTCCAACCTTGCAAGGACTTCCAGTTTATATCTCTGCGTATATACTTCCATGTCTTTGATCTTGATGAGCGCCCATGATGGGGCCAGGGCCTTATATACCCTTCCCTTGTATGATTTGGGGACCCCCTGGCTGATGGCCACCGCCCTGGAAATATCCAACCCCGGGCAGGAAAAGTAAGATGTTTTCATCAGATCACCCCTTTTTCCTTCATGGAGACAAAGCAGCCGTCCCCGACAATAATATGATCAATGATCTCGATCCCCATTATTCCCCCGGCTTCTACAACCCTCCTGGTTAACTCCTTATCCTCTCTGCTGGGATCAGGGTTTCCGCTTGGGTGGTTGTGAAACAAGATTACCCCAATCGCATTATGTAAGCAGGCTGCCTTAAATATTTCCCGTGGGTGTATGATGCAGCTATTGATGGTTCCCCTGGCAATCTCCTGTATCGAGGTGATTTTATTCTTGGCGTCCAGGGTAATAACGCCGAACACCTCCTGGGCCTCATCCTGGATACCGGTTACGACCTTGATAGCCTCATACGCCGCTTTCTGGTTGTTGATTTTCTTTTCGATGTCATACATCCCGCCGCTCTCTTTTACCAGCTTAACCCTGTAATTAATAAGGTACGCTTTGGACATTTAACACACCCCCTAAAGTGTTGATATCGGGCCGCTGACCAGGCGTCCCGTGGATTTGTTCCCTATAATCATTTTAGCATGTTAACTACCTAAAGTACACTAAAAGGTACCCGAATCGCTTGATTTTACTGGCTTCCAAGGCTATAATCAACGTGACAGGGTTTTCTCGCCTGACCAGCGGGATATGAAAGCGGCTCCCTAACCGCTTTCCCTGTCTCTTTCTTTTGGCCGGTAACTTTCGGCCACAGCAAGAGGCCCCAATCTCCCGCTGTGGCCGTTACCGGTTGTCTGGACCCGCCCCAAACTTTTCTATTTTGTACCACTCACCGAGGATGTTTTTGTATCCTCTGGTGGTGGCAGACATGGTTATGTTTTTTAGGTGCAGGTATAAAGCTATCAGTCCAAAAATAACCCCAAAGCTCATCCCAGCCACAAAACCTTGAACCCAGACTTCGATCATTTTTTTACCCCCCGTGGTTTCCTCCACCAGCCCGGGTCCAGTTTCCATTCTCCGTTTTCCCTCCTGAAATCCAGTGGGTTAACGGGACATATGGTCAGAGGGTCCGGTCCAATCTTTTTAGGTTGGACATCTATAATTTCCTGTTTCTTGTCATCTTCCTCAGCCATTGAGATACTTAAAACCCCCATTTTCACACGATATACTATCGTGGTCTGCAAATTCAGGCCCCTTGATGCCGTAATATTCGCAAACGCAGTCCAGGCAAAGATTTTGATTGTCTACCTTCGCGTAGCAATCTATCGGCCGGCCGCAATTATAGCAGACCATTGTCTTGACGGTGTATGAATTCTGCATAGGTGATCACCTCCGGGTACCTAGCCCTGAACCTGGGCCAGCCCATGCTGTGCTGTTCTGTGTGGTGATGGAAACACAAAGGGGAGATGTTTTCTGGCGTATCATCTCCCCCACTGCCTACACTTTTTATGTGGGCCGGTACCGCCTGGCACCGGCAGTTGTTTATGCAGCATTTCTCCTGGCTGACCATCCTTAAAAGCTCCGGGTCTTCAATCCTCCGGCGCTTCGGGAAAGCCATGAATTTATCTGCCTCCCTGGCCTCGACCTGCTGTTTAATCCGCTTTTTGGTCTTGCGTCTACCTCTGTAGTACAAAACAAAAAGCGCCTCCTTTTCCAGGGCGCTCAGGTGACACTTTCACTTATATCAAAATTTATCATTTAATCCGCAAAATGTCAACACCATCTTTAGAGGTTTGCATCCACAAACCGGCTAAACTCGCGGTATTCGGCGTCCGGTACCAATTCCAGAAAAGCCGCAATAATGTCAGTCATTTCCGCAATGCGCCGTCCGATGGAATCCGGGCTTATATCCATCTTCCGCGCAATTTTGTTATAAGACATTCCCTCTCTGAAACGATACCTGTAGAGCTTTTTATGCTCAGGGTGCATAGCGTTGTACGCTCGGTCCAGGGCCGATAACACCGACAGGATTGACTCCCTCTTGATAGCCGCCCGCTCAACCTGGCTGCCACCGTCATGCATGGTAACTATGGCCATAAAAGTGCATACGGGTGCCCCGGGTACAATGCTGGCACGGAGCTTTTTTTCGTTCCATAACAGCCATTTGGCAAACTCAGGCGTTACCCTGCTCAAGATTACCGCCCCTTTGAATGTTCTACATGCCAAACAGTCCGCCCTGGAAGTGAACAGTTGGACCTGATCAGTGACTCTTTCTTTTAGTCCCACGGTATATCATCAGTCTCTATAGGATAATCAAGTATCTCCAGAGATCGTTTTGGCTCAAGGCCTTGGGCTAAAAGTCTATATAGGGTTTCAAGTTGTTCGGGGCTGTAATCTATCAGGGGCTTATCAAACTTACGTTCCTCACTTGGGTACACAGCAACCATAAAGGCTTTAATCTTAGCTTCCCAATACTCACGTCTGACATTGTACGCTATTTGTGCCCTTTTCTGCGGGTTAAAACATAATCCGGCCATAGCTTTATCGGAGGTGTGAAGGTTCTTGGCGGCCCCGCCCTCTATAAGATAGGCGTTGATATCGGGGAAGTGTTTTTTTACTAGGCTGCAGGCCATGTCTTTCTCCCTGGTTGTCGTCAGGACTTTTAATTCGTTGACAAAATCCTCGTTAAAAGGGGCCTCTACGAAGGCATGTCTGCCTTTTATGGTGACATAGGCCGCTTTACCCAATATATCAACCCCCTTCGTTTTTAGCTTTGGAAAAACACCCTGTCAATTGTCACCAGGAAGTCCGCCCCTGGCACTTTGTATACATCAGGGATCTCTGATTCCAATAAAACTGCCCTTGCTCCGAGTTGAAGATATTGAAAATACCCATTCCTCCAATCCTGCCATGGAATCACATATAGGCGCTCGACTGAAAAGCCCACCAGGACAAAGGGGATTCCTGACCCTATCCTTTCCCAGTCGTCCAGAAACTTGGACTGATGAGGCTCTACCCGATCCCAGCGGATTCCTTTATCCTTGGTGTGTTTAGCTTCAAAGGCAATCGGCCGGCCCCGGTAGGTTCCGACATAGTCAACGGTGGATGGTTCCTCCACCTTTGCGCTTACCACTCTTCCATTGGCACCCCGGATCGGCACCCAGGCCGTGGGGACCTTCTTTATAACGGCCCGTTTTTGGGAGAGGTACCTTTCCGTCATTATGTTGATCAACTGCTCGAAGGCCCCTCCGATGGCCGCCTGGCTGGTCCAGGCCATAATTCCATCTCTCCCTTCTCATGCAGAAATACTTTTGGTCTCTATTGCTGTCACCGCATAAGACCACTTGTACGCCCAGGGGCAGCGTTAAGATTTCAATCAATCTGGGGCAATGCCTACACGCTGCGATATATTCTTCCGGAACCATAATTTCAACTCACTTTGTCCATTCTGGCTTCATCTGCGGTAAAAGAAATTTCAAAATCCACCTGGCTCCCACAACTGGCATAACACCTTCCGGTGGCGGTTTCCCCGGGCCGAAGCCATATTAAAATTGTGTTCTCATGATAACGCTGGTAGAAGACCTTCCAAAGCTGACCACAGACCCTGCATTTCCTGATGGTCAGGCTTTCTGTAAGTTCTGGCTGGTCAGTCCTGTGAATAACATTAATGACCTGGGGATCCCCGGGGAGGCATTTATGTTCAATCCTCCCGGCGCCGCAACAGCTGGGACATATCATTTCAGCCATTTTGTACCACCACCAAATCCGGGATTCTATTTTTAACCAATTCATCAGCTATGCGGTCAATGGTTGCCGTTCTATCAGGGCCAAAAATCTCATCTGGTGTTCCTCGGAGCATATCCACCTTTAGATTAGCAATGTCTCGGGCTTTGTCGTGGGTAATATCCTGAATAATCCTTTCCCCACGCTTTGGTTTGTAGTCGATAACTAAAAGGTCCTCTTCACGCCTGATACGCTGGCCCTCCCGGCCACATTTTTGACAATCGACAAAAAAAATAGGTGCGCCGTCCCTGGAGTTCCAAATGCTTTCCCGGAAGCCGCAGGTTGTACATTCGTAAGTCACTATTTTAAAGGCTTCAGGATGTTTTAGTCCGTTTTCTTCTTTTTGCTGGATGGCCGCGATGTCGTTTTCCGGTCCCTGATGGTTTTTCAGTGTTTTTTCCTTGGATCTTCCCGGAAACTTCTTCCGATTCCGTAGAGCGGCGTCCTTGTCTTCTTTCATGCGTTATGGCCTCCTTTTCGCACTCCCTTTTTAAGCAATTCCGGCAGGTCCATGATTCTTCCCCCAGGGTACACTTACCGCAGTTTTCCATACCTGCAAATCCTATGTTGTGGCAGGGTTTCTTACACTTGGGGCAGTTTTTAGGTTCCATCCATAGGCACCTCCGGCGGAAAGGTTATCACCAGTACCCTCTTACGGCCCCACTCCAAGGCAAGTTCCTCGCTGCCTAAGTAAACATCAATAATCATACCTTCTATCGCACTGCCAGTGTCCTCTGCTTTCCCGTAACCATAGCCTTCGACCCAGAGGGTGGACCCCAGCTGGATCACTTCCGGGTCTACTGCTATGGTCCCAACTTTCGGCCAGGTTCCTGTAGCCGTCATCTGGCCAGTGTAGGCATAGGCCGTGGCCCACATTACCTGGAGGTTTTCATGACTTTTGGGTTGGTCAACTTTTTCAGGCGCAGGCCCCTTTTCCGTCACCAGCTCTGTCGATGGGCAGTGCATTATTATTGCCAGAACCACTACCACCGCTATTCTTCGGATAATAAGCACCTCCAATTTTCGCAAATTCACCGAGAAAACCTTGGGAGCGGTCCTTTATCTTGCCTTTATACAACAGGTGCAGAAGCAAAATCACGGTTTCATACTGTCCGTCCCGGTTTGTGCGCCCAAGAGTCTCGGTCATCTCCACGATGTCAGCACCGGAATTATATAGCTGAATGGCCTGTTCCAGTTGATGCGAGTACCATGTGAGGTCCAAGTCCTCAAACAGAAAAACCAGGGCTTCCGCCGGCGACTTTTCCTCGCCGGTTAACCTGCGGAAAGCCTCACCCTTAACTCCCTGTCTAATTGCCACTACTGTCATCATGCATTCAACCTTTCCAACTTTCCATTTCAGGGAATGGTGGCTGTATTCCAACAACCTTCCCTTTAAATTTAAACTCCAGATAGTTCTTTCTTAAATCCATCACCCCCCCCGATGCTTTAGGCGATATTCTTTAAATCCACTCTTTCCCTGGTATGGTTTGGCCGGTAGCTGGATATCCATGTCTTTTGCGATCTCCTTCCAGTCAATTCCCTTGCCGTAGCTACCATAACCCCGATCGTCGATATAAAGGTCTGCGTAAACTTTGCCGCCGGAATGCGGAACTTCGAGATGATAAATCCGGTGTTTCCAGAGGAACCGGGATATCTCTTTGCAGCGGTGTTCGTCGCTGCAGGTCCATATGATGATCGCAATCCCTTTCATGTGGAGGGCGTTTATGACCTCCCTGGCGTATGGTTTGAGCATTCCGCATCTGGGATTGCCCGGCGGGAAGTCATTCTCTATTATGGTTCCATCAAAGTCAACCGCTACAATTTTAATTTTGCTCAAGTCTATTTTGGACATTATTTCCTCCTTTCTGGATCAGGCGATCAGGCGATCACTTTTGGAAATTCACCCTTTTACAAAAGGCCACCCTCTGATTTCTCAGTTAGGTGGCCTTACGCCGTGCTATTAATTTCCCTACCCTCGTGTAATTGCTGCATTAGGAGCATCGTCCACATAACTGGCTTTTGTGCGCCATGTACGGCCACAAGTTAGGCATCTTACTAAAGAGTAATCGGAATAGGTGTGCCTATATCCATTAAAAGCTGAATAGTTGCATTTGCGTGCCAACACCTCAATGTTTCGCGGTCTACATTTACAGACGGATCCACCGCTCATATGATACCTCCTGAATATTTTATGTGCTTATTTCAAACCATTGCTTGCACTTACGACATTGAATTTTTAACTTGCCCTGAATTTCCCCCTTAAACTGTGGTTTTCTACAATGGGGGCAGTAATGAATTTTAACCATGGGCAATCACCGGAAATTGCGACCATTCCCGGCCATCCAGGAGGCGGCCAGCTTTCTTTTTACCGACACGTATCATTTTAATTCCGTCCGTGTGATCCCCTATGGAGCCATTGGTTTTTAGATAGCAGGAGGCGCATCCTTCCAAAGTTGAATCAAAATGAGGTGCATGAATCCACTCACCATGTTGTTTCAGGAGGAATGG